TGGTTAGTAAATAATATTTACCAGGAGAACTAAGAATGGCAAACGACCAGAGCGACGATCAGGTTCCAAATCCACCAGGATTCCCGTTTATCAACTATGCGCAGCGGGAGCGAAATTTATCTGGAATACGACCACTTCATATTCCTCGCCCGAAATATACTTTCTTGGTGGAATATGAGATTAATCCCGCGTGGATAATGTCAAATGAACAACATGTGACTAATCTTCTAGAGTTCATTCCAAATGGTAAGCTTTTCACGATGCTGAAATCAATCGATCATCCAAAACCAACCGTGGATGTCGAGACGCTTCGTTCGTATAACAAATACATCAAGATCCCAAAAAAAGTTGAGCATACAAGTCTTTCTATGACTTTTCATGATGATTCTACTTCTATTGCAATGGCCCTATGGAAAGAGAATTTGAATTTTTATAGTCATATCGGCGATCTGGGTAGTGGTCTTGTGGGTCGGAACACTAACCTTTTTGGTCAGGATGGCTCGAATTCGATTCAGATAAATGAAACATTGGTGACTGCACAAGGGAGCGATGTGCGATCTGGTATGGATATTCGTCCGTCATTGGGATTGAGATTAAAACCTAACAGTAAGAGAGTATTTCTTGACCGCATGATTGTGTATGATTTGGGTACGGAACCAGATTCAGTGAACGTTTATTATTATCACAAGCCAATTATAACAAATTGGGATCATCAGAATCTAGACAAAGAAGATAGATCTGGCAGGATAGAAATAAATGCTACGTTTGAGGTTGAGAACTATTATTTTGTTATTGGACAAAACAGGCAGAAGCTCGCTGATATTATCCAGCTGTATCTCGGATTTGTTCCACCTGAGAATGAAAAAATTCAACAAACTGATGCGGAAGTACGTAATGCTCATGGTTTGACTTTTCGGCCGGATTTCTCCGGAGCTGACCCGACTGATATATCTCCAAGAACAACAAATATTCCTACACCTGAATTAGTGAGTACTGATCCGGTTGTAACGGCTCCAGCAGCATCGGAACCAGCTATTCCCCCATCGACAGATCGTTTACAGGAATTGGAAAGAGAACGTAATACAATAGAAAACGAGAAACAGAAGATTTTCGAAAGAAGTGCTAGTGGTTTCTCTGATGCAGATAGAAACAAGGTAGAAGCATTAGAAGCAGAGGCAGCCCGAGTTACCAATGAGATTAATACCGAAAGGGCAGCTCTTGATTCATTCAATCGAAGTCAGACACAAAACAGTAGGCAGGTCTCAACAGTTACCGGAACGGCCAGCTCGTTAACAAATGCTCAAAAGAAATTTGGAATATAAATGGCTTTCAAAAACGCGTACAACCCGGCTAATAGAGAAAAGTATAAGGGCGACTATCCCATTATAGCCCGCTCGTCTTGGGAGTTCGAGTTCATGAAATATCTCGATCATCATCCGGACGTGGCTGAGTGGTCGTCGGAGCCTGTGAAAATTCCTTACACTAATCCTTTACCGACTGCAAGGCATCCAGAAGGTAATGGGCAATCGATTTACATACCTGATTTTCTTGTTACCTACATAGATAAGGTTGGAAACCAACGAACAAAATTAATCGAGATCAAACCATTAGCTCAAGCAGCTGAAGATCGTAAACGTGAATCTGCATCGGCCGCCATACTTAGAGTGAAGAATGAAGCTAAGTGGGGTGCCGCTCTCCAGTGGGCACAAAGGCGAGGAGTAGATTTTTTAGTAATGACTGAAGCAGACCTTTATGCGAATCATGCTAACAGGGTGGATAAATTTCATCCAATCAAAATGAGTAGTAAATCTCAAGTAAAGAACTTGAAACCTAAAACTACAAAGAAGAAAGGTTTGGCTAAGCCAAAGACTGCTAAACCATTGAGTAAACCTTCACGATCTGCACGTGCTGCGGCCAAAGCATCAATAAGTAGAGTTAGTGCCATTGCAAGATCGAGAAGAGTGTCGAAGGTAAAAAAGGCTAGCAAACGATGACAAAAACAGTAAAGCTGAATAAGAAAATAGCGGAAGCTCTCGAAATGGAATTACCGCCCGAGGAGGAGATAAAAACTCTTCCAGTTCGAGTCGAGCCTACTGAACTTCCTGTCCCCCTTAATAATCCAGACCTTCCTAGTATGGTTGATATCGATGTGCGTTTATTAGAGGGTGAGAAGCAGCTTGAAGAACTGATCCAAAAAGCATCGGCAATGTTGATGGATCAGTATGAACAGGTCAGTGAGATAGAACCACAATATCGCAATCGCCATATGGAAATCGCGTCCATGTTTATGTCAACTATTGTGGATGCCGTCAAGCATAAGAACGAACTTCAGATGAAAAAGAAAGAACAGCGGATGAAGGAAGCCAAGTTTTCCACCGAAACAGTTGAATCAGGACCGAGGACGATCAACGCCGCGTTTTTCGGAACCCGAGAAGAATTGCGAAAAATGTTAAAGGAAGATCCAAAAGGCGGGGATTCTAAGTAAATATCAGGAGAGGAAACCCTTATGACCACGAGTTTTAGAGCAATTCTTGCCGAAAAAGACGAAGAGTTCGTCTATTACGTCAAATCCACGCGCAATATTCACAAGGATGAGGTACTGGATCAAATCAGGCTGGCACTTCTTCCATTCGATCTACGTAGCATCGAGAAGGCCGGTTGGAATCCTATGTCTGAGAAAAGTAATGACATGTTTCCGGAAGATTGGCCAGGTGGAACTGTTTATTCAGTGAAGGTAACTGTTGGCTTAGAAATGGGAAGTGATAGAGCTATACAGAAAGTCGCTCTATTCACACATATCAATGACCAGTACTTGTTTGTATACAAGCAAGGCGAATCTCAAGAGCGCATGGATAACGAAGATGAAGACGAGCCAGCTACGGCTGACTACAAGTCATTATCTTTGGGCGCCGAGAAGTGGGACGCTTCACCAGATAAACTTGCTATTGATGCCAAGGCTCAAGATTATGCTGGTCAAAAGAGGATTGACGACTTCATGAGGGAACTGGAAACAGATCGTAAGTCTCGCGAGGCTTCGGTTAAGGAACCTAAGATTTACGAATCTTTTGTTACTTCTCATATTGCGCTACGTGACGTGAACGGTGGTTCAGCACCTAAGAAGGGTTTCTACTTAGTGGAGCGATTCCAAGATGATCCAAGTATCATGCACATTTCTGGTCCGTTCAAGCATAAAGCCATCAACTACGATTTTGTTCCTGATATGATGAAACAGGGAGTTAACGATTTCAAATTCTTAGGATTAGGTAAGGTGCAGTTGATAGAGCATGAAGAAAATTTCCGCTATACCCTTACTACGGAAGAGAAAGAAATGGTTAATGAAGCTCCTTATGAAGTTGAAGTAACTGATCAAGACTCAGGGAAAGTACATCACGTAATCGCACATGGTTCTAGTGTCGATGAAGCACGCGACAATGCTGTAAAGATTGTTGCTAAAAAGGAACAGGCAGATCCTAACAATCTGTTAGCTGGGGAGCCTGAGCCAGCCCATACCTAAGGGGTTAACATGGAATGGTTCGATGACGATTCCGGCGTCAAATATAAGCCGGTAGGGTTTAAGCATCAGTTCACTACTGAGCAAGCGCGTGAGATTATGCGCTGTACTGCTGACCCAATTTATTTCATCAAAAATTACGTTTACATCGAGCATCCAACTCGCGGTCCCGTTATATTTGATCTTTTTGATTATCAGGAGAAGCTGATCAATACCTATGACGATAATAAGCGGGTGGTGGCTCTTATGTCTCGTCAGTCAGGAAAGACTACAACCGCCGGCGCGTACCTTTTATGGTGGGCTATTTTCAAAGATAACCAAACTATCCTCGTTCTTTCAAAAGACCAAGACGGTGCTAATGAAATCATGGAACGTCTCTGGTATGCTTATGAAGAACTGCCAGGATGGCTCAAGCCTGGTGTAAAAACCAACCAGGTTAAGACTAAGAAGTTCGAGAATAATTCTAGGATTCGTGCCCTTGCTACGACGAAGACTTCCGGTCGTGGTAAATCTAACTCAATTGTATATCTCGATGAGTTCGCGTTCGTACCACCGGGAATCGCAAGTGATTTCTGGGCTTCCCTATATCCTACGTTGGCGGCCGGTGGAAAATGCATAATGACCAGCACGCCTAATACCGATGAAGACAAGTTTGCACAAATTTGGCTCAATGCAGATCTGTCGCCGACTTCGGAGCCATGGATTGATCCACTGGCCCCAAGACAGAAGCATCCTCTTGAAGACGAGGAGGAAGAAGATTATGAGATTCTTTTCGAAACTGAAGATTCTAAACTACAATACGGTCTTAAAGAAGGTATCATAGAATTAGACGACGACGAAACTATTACTGGTTTCATCGGTTTTCATGCACCATGGACTAGGGTACCAGATGACAATTCACCAACCGGATTTCGTGGTGACAGATTCAAGAAGGAAACTATCTTGTCTGGTATATCAGAGGAAGAATGGTTACGTGAGTTTGAGTGTGGTTTTATTACTGGTGATGCCACACTAGTGTCCGCAATAAAACTTTCTACCCTTAGAAAGACTGTCCGCAAACCACGCTTCGTTGATAAGTGGGGATGTCGGTGGTATGAAGAAATTCTTGCCAATGGAATTTATGCAGTAACATTAGATCCTTCCGAGGGTGTAGGTCACGACGATGCTTGTATTCAGGTTTGGGAAATTCCTTACATGGTACAGGTGGCCGAATGGAATGACAACATGGCAGATCAGACTGAGCAAACAAAAATGCTTCGTCGAGTTTTGAAGCGTATGTATGCAATTCAACAAAATGATCCAGACCATCACGGCGGGTGTGATGTGTACTATTCCGTCGAACGAAATACTTTAGGTATCGGAATCCTTCAGTCTATTGAGTATGAAGATGAGCGAACGTTTCCTGGATTCCTGATCGATTCCACGCCTATATCCGCGAACGTTAGAGGAAGGCACGGTTTGGAGAAGAAGATCCAAGCCTATCGCGGACTGTTGACTTCTCCCGGCAGCAAGTATAGATATGCTATTGACTTCAAGAATCTCATAGAGAGAAATCTCTTCGTCCCACGATCTAAGCATTTGGTATCTCAACTGAAGACTTTCGTTAAAAAGGGACAACGGGGCTGGACAGCGAAGGACGGTTCCAAAGATGATATCGTGATGTCCTGTGTCCTTATGTGCCACCTCGTGGATGAAGTCCGATTCCATGAGCCAGATCTCGATGACTTCATTCGCCCTGATGTAGGCGGGTACGATCCTGAGGATCTCAACCACCCAGACAACCAGGGAATGCCCCCAATCGTCTAGCTCGTTTTACCCTTGACTTTTGTAGACATGATATCTATGTCTGTAGTAATGACAACAACACTACAAAAGAAGGTAGAAAAAATGTCTTCAGATGAAAACGTAGCCGACCTGGCTGACGAATTTTCTGGCTTAGATAATAACACTCTTGCCGAGGAATATGGACCCCAGCAGGAGCAAGAGGACGCCGAAACAGACGAGTTTGCTTACAACCTCAGAGTGAATCTGATGATCAAAAAGCTACCCAATTTCAACGGCCTTCCAAACCTGAATAAAGCCACTCTTGGTAGTTCTGGCATTGACCTAATTGCGGCCAATCCGGACCGCGTTTGCCTAAATACAATAGGCGCGATGGCAAAGATTCCCACGGGAATTTCCATTGAGCTGCCAGTAGGCTTTGAGGTTCAGATCCGGCCAAGGTCGGGTTTAGCTTTCAAACATGGTATCACGGTGTTGAATGCACCAGGTACTATTGATTCCGACTATCGGGGCGAAATTTTTGTTCTTCTAGTCAACATGTCAACCAGGAAACATTGGATTGAACGTGGAGACAGAATAGCCCAGATGGTTCTAGCCGGTCCTTTACCAATTCCACAATTGGTATATGTGAACGAGTTGGGTGCCACAGAACGTGGTGCTGGAGGTTTTGGGTCCACTGGACAATAGACTTTTAACAATAGAAACTTTTGTAGAAAATAGACAATAGAAATTTTTGGAGAACTATAATGAGTAGTAGAATAGAACAAATCCGAGCCAACCTCGCAAAGAGAAAAGGCTCATTCGAAAGAGACAATTCTGTCTTTCCTTTTTGGAACCTAGCTTTTAATTCCTCCGCAACTTTAAGGTTGCTTCCTTACAACGATTCAACTACAGGTAACTTCTGGACCGAGAAGGTCATGGTACCTATGATGTTCGTTGATCCGAATGACGAGGGCAAGACCATCTTCTATAAGGCACCATGCCGTGAAATGTATGTACCAGGAAATCCGCAAGATCTTTGCCCTGTTTTGGTACCGGTCCGCGCTCTCTATAAAGAAGCCGAGGAACTCAAAAACACTGGTCAGGATACGGAATCAAAGCGTCTTGCTAAGATTGCCGGACTTCATTGGAAGAAGTTTACCTTTTATTACCAGGGTTTTGTTGTCAAACCAGGTTTCACGGAATCAGAAGAAATTCCTGAGAATCCAATTCGAGTTTTCCCGTTTGTAAAGCAGATTCATAAGATCATCGAAACATCTCTTGATAATAAAGATGATCCATTTGATTTCTTGCCTACAGGCGACTTCACGGAAGACGATATCGCTGCACTAACAAGTGATAATGTTGATGAAGCTGAACTTGAGCGGATTGTCCAAAAGTTTGAAGGCCACAACTTCATCGTGCACAAGACCAAGCAGGGTGAATACCCTAATTGGGCTACTGGTACTGGTTGGGCTAGAAACTCGAAGGCAACACTCACGGAAGATCAGATTCTTGCCCTTGCTGAGTATGGCTACCATGATTTAACGGTACGTTTGCCTGAGCGCCCATCCGAAGAGAAGTACGCTGTCCTAAGAGAGATGATGGATGTATCCCTTGATCGTCTACTCAATGGTGGTGACGGCTTCTGGAATAAGGAATGGGAAGCGGCGGGTATCAAACCTATGGCCGGCAGGAAAACTGAAGATTCTGAGGAAAGCACGAGCACTTCTAATACCAAAACAACAACATCCTCAAGTAAGCTCAAGGACAGACTAAAAAAGACCACAGCTGGCAACGGCGGCGGTACGAATGCCCTTGATAACATTCGCAAGCGCGGTGTTAAGGCTGAAGCTCCGATTGAAGTTACTGATGCACCTAGCACCAGTGAACCTGCAAAGGCGCCTCCCACAGACGTGAAGGCTCTAGCAGCAAAGATCAAAGGCCGTATTAGCCAAGAAGCTTAATGGAAAGGGGAGTTTCGGCTCCCCAACCATTTTATACTAGAGGATTATCCATGGCTGGAAAGAAGAAGTCTTTTCTTAAGCGCTTCGAAACCACATTACTAACTACAAAATCTGAAACTCTGCACGTGGGATTCAGCAAACTCGATATGTGGGTCAGCACGGGTAGTTACGCTATCAATAGATTAATGAGTGGTAGATTTGATGTCGGACTTTTGTTCGGCCGTAATTATGTCTACTATGGTGAGTCTGGTTCAGGTAAATCATTGCAAGCCGCATACGCAGCAGCCAACGCGCAGAGAGATCTGAATGCGGATGTTATTTGGATCGATACGGAAAAGGCTACCGATGATGAAGTCGGTCAAAAATGGCTTAAACGAGCCGGTCTTAATTTGGACAAGCTCTCTTATATAAGCGGTGCAACGATAGCCGATATCAGTGAAATGATTTCCGGCGCAACAATGCTTTATAGAAAATCTGTTAAAGAAAACGAAAAGCTAGATCCACTTGTAATAATAGTTGATTCATGGTCATCGACCATCACGGAGAGCCAGTGGGACCAGGCTAAGAAGGGAAAGCCTAAGGGAGACCAGGGACAACATGCAAAACAAACCGGAGATCTGATCAAGAAAACGACACATTTAGTTCACGGTTTACCTATATTAACGCTCGGTATAGCTCATGTTTACGATAACCAAGAACTTTTCGGACGTAAGCATAAAACGAGTGGTGGAAACAAGATGATCTTCTTAGCTTCGGGCTGTCTTCTTCTCACGAAGAAAGAGCTTAAAGACGAAGAGGTTGAAGATCAGAAAGTTCTTGAGAACTATAAAGAGATCAGTGATAACTGGGATGCTGCTATGAAGAGAAAGAAAGGCAAGGGCATACTTGGTATTACTTGTATTGTTGAGAATCTTAAATCCCGAGTATCGAAGCCATTCGAAAAGATCGAAGTGCAGATACCATGGATGACTGGTATGGACCCGCTATCCGGATTATTTGAATTACTTTGGTCTGAGGGCACTATCACCAAGTCTGGTGTAGGATGGTTTGCATATAAGACGGCGGATGGTAAGACCAAGAAGTTTCAAAAGCCTTCATTTCGTGAACTAGCAGCAGATATTATGGCCGGCGCAGACGCCGATATTTCAGACAACGAGGAACAAGATGTCGAAAGCTAAAGATATGATAAAGAAAGTTGAGGATAAGGCTGAAACTAAACAGCCTGTCAAGTTTAAAAGCGTACGGTGGTTCGACACAGTACGGGACGATATTGGTAAATTCGAGAAGGCCGTAGCATACTTCCATGAAGCCGTAGAAGACGGAACCCCGTATCTTGCTGCCGTAGGAAATCTTCAAACTCTGTTAGCAGAGTTACCCGGCTTAGTCGGTTTTTATCGGCCCATTTTAGTAGATGCCCAACAGCTCAGACGCTGGTTGGAAACTTCTCTTGAACAAGAGAAGGCCAAAAAGTACAAATGGTTTATGTCCGATCCTGAAGCCAAGAAGGAATATGGTGCTTTGAAAACGAC